AATCTGGAAACAATTCACCTGGAGCTGTAGCCAAAGGCGCTCAAGTGTATTCAAGCCCAACACTTGATGGTGTTGCAGAATGGATGGAATATTACCCTGAAGAAGTATCATTTAGAGTTGGTGCTGAATCAGCTAAGTCATTTGATGATATTGTTAGTCTTATCAAATCATCTGGTGTCGAAGTTCTTATTAATTATCTGCCAGTTGGATCTGAAAAAGCTACTCGCTTTTATTTAGACGTTGCTCTTGCTGCTGAAGTACATTTTGTTAATTGTATTCCAACATTGATTGAAACAAAAGAAACTCAAGAAATCGAACAAAAATTTATTAATGCAGGTCTTACTTTTGTTGGATCTGATATGCGTTCAGCTTGGGGAGCATCTCGTTTATCTGAGGTATTGCAGGGTGCAATGATTGATGGTGGTTTACATGTTACATATCATACTCAAACCAATCGAATTGGTGGAGCAACCCAAGGCCGTGAACATATTCGTAATGGTGTTACATCAAACACTGACTTTATTAATATGGCTGAAAAAGAGCGTTTACATAATAAACATATCTCAAAAGAAAATGTTTTAAAAGGACAGAATACTGTCCGTGGTGTTGACTATGCCGGTGATACACTATATGCCGGCCCATCTCTAACTGTTATGCAAAAACCAGGTGGTGATTATGTTGGATCTGATAATAAGATTGCAGATCTTGATATTGTAGCATTTGGATTTGGTGGAGCTCGTTATACTCTTCAAGCTAGACTATCATGTCAAGACTCACCAAACTCAGGTGGTGTTGTTATATCAGCAATTCGTTTCTGTCGAGTAGCTGCTGAAATGGGAATTGTTGGCATTCTTCGTGGGCCAAGTGCTTATACACAAAAAACTCCACCTGTTCAGCTTACAACATCTGATGCAAAGTTTGAATGTGATGCCCTTGCTCGTCGAGAGCTTACTAATATGACTCGGCCACAATTAGCTAAATCTAATCCTAAAGCTAAAGATTTGCCATATACATACCAAGATGGAAAAACTGATTATGAATAATTATGTAGAGCAAAATGCTGTTCCAGATAAAATAATTAATTCTTTTGATATTGATGGTGTTATTTTTATGGATAAATATGATGGTGTTTATCCAGGTGATAGAGATGTTATCATTACAGGTCGATCTAATGAAGAAAGATCTGAAACTGAAGCAATGCTTAAATCTAAAAATATAACCAATGAATTGTATTTAAATCCAACACCATTTGAATCAAAATCAAGAGAAGACTCCGGCCGCCATAAAGGCCGGACACTTTTTCATCTTGAAACACTTGGATATAGATTTGGAATACATTATGAAGATGATCCAATTCAAGCAGAAATCATTAGAAAAATGATGCCCCACATTAATGTGGTATTGCTACAACACGATTTAGTTGAAAAGGAAAATGTGCGGCATGATTTCGCTTAAAACGTTAAAACAGACCCGTGATCCAAATAATTTTAATTATTTTAATAAGTGGGTTCTTGATTTTTTTAAAAGAGAAACTTTAAGAGAAAGGGGTCAAATTAACGAATACGAATACTCTGAAGATTTTGGCCCTGCAATGAGACAAGAAGTTTCATATTGGAACCCAAATCGTTCTAAACATGCCGAGGTATATTGGTTAGAGAATTTTGTATTTAACCAAGATACTTCAATGAGAAATAAAATTCTCAATGCTATGGCAGTAAAGTTTGTAGGTATGCCAACACTTACTTTGGTTGCTTCAGACTCTACTGACTATAGTAAAATTATTGATTTTGATGAATATAAACTAAAAAAAGATTATTATCATTGGATTAATAACAATCTAAATACTAATAAAAACAAAATGAAAGTTTGGGGTGCAACTCAACTTCAAACTAGTCTTCAAACATCTGCTCGTAATTTTTGTAGAGAAGAAGATGAAGATCCAAACGAAAAGTTTGCTTTATCTCACATGATTAGATGGATGGCTCATTTAGATGATCTTGGTATGAGTAAGGTTGTACAAGATAAAAATAATAAACTAGGTGATGTTTGTGATTGGTTCTCTACTCATCGTGGTATTGGACCATATTTTTCATATCACCCACCCTGCAATTTTTCTAGATGTAATGATTTACCTAATATTGATGAGGATGATAATTATTGTTTAGTTGGCCCTGGTGCTAAACGTGGTCTTGAGTATGTATTTCCAGAAGTTAAATTTAAAAATAATGAAATTATGGAAGCATATATAATAGCAGTTAGAGATCATCAACATGAGTTTTTTGAAATGGATAACACTTCTGCAATGTTCTATAAAGAAAATCTTGAACGAAATGGTAATCTCACAACCTTTGGTACTGAAATTACTTTTTGTCAATTTAATTGTTTTCTTGGAATCAAAGATAATTCAAAGGCTCAAACTAAAAGAATGTTACCATTAACGTTTGATTCGTTTGTTGATATTGCTGAAAATTTAAAGAAAAAACTTGAACCATCACCATTAGAATCTTTTATGGTTTAGACCTTTACATTTATAAGAAAGTGTGATATATTACTATAATGATAAAAGCTATATTAAATGCTCCATTTATTCCAGTTGCTACTCGTATGGCATCTCATAGAGGTGCTCAAGGTGCAATCTATGCTGATATGATCAAACAAACCGGAGTTGATATTACTATCAACTATTCTGGTAAAATTGAAGATCATAATGACTACGACGAAATGTATGTTTATCATGGCAATGATTGGTCTGGATCAATGAATGTGTTTGGTGGTGTAAAGGGATTTCCCTATGCTGCTAACACTCGTAACTTTTCAAAATTCAAAGGTAAAGTATATTCATTAGCAATTGACTTTCCACCTTATCATGAAATGATTCAAGAAAGAATTGATAAAGCAAAAGCAAAGGGTAATGATATTCAATCTGAATGGCTTGAAGTTGATATTGATAATCTTAAAAGAATGTATGAAACTGCTCAAACTATTAAGTATCCTTTAATAACTAATAAGCTTGTAATTGGTGATAGTCATTCTATTTGTATGTATCGTCCAAGCTGGACCGTAAATAGTGTACCATTTAAAACACTAAATGGCGCATTAAATGATGGTCTTCAAACATATATAAGTGATTTTGAAAATATCAAAGAGCTTGAATGTTATTTTGGTAATATTGACATTCGCCATCACGTTTGTCGGCTTGATGGAGATTTTTTAGAAAATACTATTAACTTAGCAGAAAGATATATAACTGCAGTTGAGGCATTACCTATTGAAAATGTTTCTATATATGAACTTTTGCCTATTGAGCATACTAGTCGCAAATTACCAAAGTCTGGTTATTATAAAGACCAACCCTTCTGGGGTACTTGGGAACAGCGCAATGAGGCCAGATTAAAATTTAGAGAAATTTTAGAAACAAAAGCTAAAAGAGCTAAAATAATTCGATGGGTCAATAAACTCACAAATAGAGAAGGAGAGTTAGATTTTGATTATATGGAAAAGCCTCAATCAATACATTTATCAAGACAATATTATCCACATTGGACTGGTGAAGAAATTAGTAATACACTAGAGGACTTTTTTGATGACATATAAACACGCATCTATTGTGCCACTTATTGGTGGTGAAACAATCGCCCAAGAAAATGTTTTTGGTACAAAACCTGAATATATTTTAAGCTATTCTGCGTTTGAAGCTAATGATAGACAGTTAGTTGAATACTATAAAAACAAAGTACCCTATCATCATTTAGATGGTGATACTCCTTATAACATACCAAGTGTTGATGTTATTAATACTGTTTGCCCATGTGCTGGATTATCAAGTCTTAGCCCATCTGCATCGTCGACTAATGCTAATAATGATTGGATGTTAAGTACTGCTCGGCATGTTTTAGGCACACTAAAACCTAAAGTATTTTGGGGTGAAAATGCTCCAAGACTGGCTAGCAAAATGGGCGAACCTGTTGTTGAACAGTTAAAACGAATTGCTAGTCAAAATGGATATACATTTAGTATCTATAAAACAAAATCTATACTTCATGGACTAAGCCAAGTACGTGATCGTACTTTTTATTTTTTCTGGCAAGGTGATAAGATACCAATGTTAAGTTATATTGAACGCAAACATGAAAAAATTGAAGATACTATTCGTAATGTAGATCTACATGAAGATGATCCTATGAATATAATTGTTAATAAAAATATACCAAGTAAAAATCCGTTTTATAAATATGTACTTGAAGAACTTAATAATGGCATTTGTCATTCTAAATTTCAAGATATAATTATAAAGAGTACTAATCCACTTGATGAAATTGAAAAATCTGGAATTAAATATGATCAAGTAGGTGAGTGGATGAAAGAAAAAGGATTTGAAAACGAAGCTGGTAAATGTAATCGTATGTATCATAAGCTAAAAAGTGGCGGTAATATTATGCGTAAGACTACTGAAATACCTAAAGATTATATTGGAGCGTTTGTAGGTCATATGCCAGGATCACTTACTCATCCAGATGAAGATCGTTATTTGACTATTCGAGAATGTCTTTCTATTATGAAACTTCCAGGTGATTTTATGTTACAAGGTGGAATAAAAAATCTTAATATGATTTGTCAAAATGTTCCTGTGACTACTGCACAGGATATGGCTGAACAAGTTCAATCTTTTGTACACGGCAGACTTGATAACCAAATGATTGATGCAAAATTTGCTATTCAATGTAATAAAAAACAAACTATAAATTATGATAAGGTGAGTAACACATTAGAGGAATTTATATGCTAAAATTAAAAATATCTGTTATTGGATGTGGATTTGTAGGCAAAGCTATTATTAATGGTTTTAATAAAAAACTGTGTGATATTACACCAATCGATATTAAATATAATACTACAGTAGAAGATACTAATCCATTT